CACGGCTAATTTTTTGACATGCTCGAAGTCGCTAATACTTGCATTGACTACGCCAACGCTGTCATTGACGGGCGAATCGTCGCAGGCAAGTGGATTTACGCCGCGTGCTCCCGCTTCCTGCGCGACCTCGAGCGCTCGGATTTGGAAATGGACTGGAAAGCCGCGAGCGACTGCGTCGCGTTCTATCGAACGCTCACGCTTGTCGGCGAGGACAGCGGCAAGCGGTTTGAGCTGCACCCGTGGCAGCAGTTCGCCGTGGCGAACTTGATCGGCTGGCGGAAGGACGGCAGGCGACGCTTTACGCTTGGCCTCATGCAAGTCGCCCGCGGAAACGGCAAGACCACGCTGCTAGCAGGGCTCGGGCTGTACGACTTCGCGAACGGTGCAGGCAAGCGCGTACACGTGCTCGCGAACAAGGTCGAGCAGGCGCAAATCCTGATTGAAACCGCTCGCGTGATGGCAAAGCGCCTTGATGAACTCGATATCAAGGTGTTGCACGATTCGATTCACCGTGACGATGCAGACTGCGAAATGTCGGCGTTGAGCTCGAAGGCATCGAGCCTTGACGGTCTTAATCCGTCGCTGTGGATTGCGGACGAAGCCGCCGAGTACAAGGGCTTGATCCTCAATAAGCTCATCACGACAGGCATGAAGCGTAAAGACACGCTTGGCGTTGTCATTAGCACACCAGGCAGCAACACCGAGACGCACTACGAAGTGCTCTGCGAGCACGCACGTGCCGTGCTTTCAGGCGAAGCGGAAGACGATGCGATGTTCGCTTTGCTGTACGGCATTGACCCCAACGACGAAATTGGCGACGAGAGCGCGTGGCCGAAAGCGAACCCTGGCATGCTGCACGGTCAGCCCGACCCGGCGAGCCTTCGCCGGCAATGGGGCTCAATGAAACGCGATCATGTGCAGCGGGCCGAGTTCTGTAGGTATCACTGCGCACGGCTCAACGACGATGTCGGCGGATGGCTCGACATGAGCCATTGGCCGGGTGGCGTTGAGCTCGATTGGCCGTCGATGCGGAAGCGACCTGCTTGGGTTGGCATTGACCTATCAAAGTCTCTCGACATGTCTGCCGTGGTTGTGGCCGTACCGCTTGACGATGGACGCGTCGCGCTGCGCGGTCACTACTGGTGGCCGCGTGCCGACGTCGCGCAACGCGAACTTGACTACCGCATGCCAATTCGCAGGTGGGCCGAGGAAGGCAAGATTGTCTTGACTCCCGGTGCCGAAATCAATCATGAAGCGATTGCGGCTCGCGTGGTTGAAATCTGCGAGGAGTTCGACGTGCGGCTAGTTGGCTACGACCGATGGGGTGCAACCTATTTGGCCGAACGTCTCGCCGAGCACGGCGCACCGATTCAGGCGTATAGCATGGGTAGCAGCACCTTTGCACCGGGGTGCCAGTTGTTTCAGAACCTGTGGGTCGGAAAGAAACTTGTTGTCGGCGACGATCCAATCTTGCGCCGCGCCTGCGCCGAAGCAGTTCCAAAGCGCGGCATGTCCGGTTACGTTCGACCCGAGAAGAGCCGAGAGTATTGCGTGATTGACCCGCTTGTTGCCTCAATCATGGCTGTGCATTGTTGGGGAGGAAAACGCAGCAGTTGTTATGAATCCGAGGTTTAGTCCGAGACACGCACGCCTTTACCTGTCGCAATGCGCAACATGTTGCGCAGTCTCGTACAACGCTGGCTCGGTCACTGGGGCACGCATGGCGTGATCCTGCCGACATCTTTTGATGTTGCAGGCATGCCGACGATTACGCCTGGCACCGCGCTTGCGTATACGCCTGTTTACCGCGCTGCATCGTTGATCGCGAACGACATTGCACGCGTGCCGTTTACGGCTTCAAACGACATCGTTGCACGGTTGCTGACCCAACCAAACCGTTGGCAAAATGGCTACGAATTCCGGCGCTCGCTCACGATGCAAGCGCTGTTGTACGGCAACGCTTTCGCTGTGATCAATCGCACGCTCGGCGGCGACTTGCTTGAACTGCTGCCACTCGACATCGAAAGCGTGTCGCTTGACCTGACAAAGTCAGAGCCTGTGTACCGAACTCGGCAATACGGTGACGTACCGATGTCTTCAATGCTGCACGTCAAAGCCATCGGGCTTGATGGGCTTTGGGGTGAGTCGCCAGTTCGCTTGTGCCGAACGTCGTTGCAGGTGCTTGCGTCGCAAGAGCAAGCGCAACTTGAAGTTATGAAGAATGCAGGCAATCCGAAGCTTGCGTTCGTGCATCCCGGGCCATTGAGCGAAGCGGCGCGGCAATCAATCAGCGAGAAGTTTGTACAGCATCACGCTGGTGCTGAGAACGCAGGCAAACCGCTTGTGCTTGCGGAAGGCATGCGCGTCGAGCGCATCAGCAGCACGCTTGACGATGCAGGAATTTCGGCGGCTCGTCGTTACAGCGTTGAAGATGTGAGCCGCATTTACGGCGTGCCGACGTCCTACCTGAGCGAGCACAGCGCAAACGCTTATGGCTCTATGGAATGGCTTTCCCGCATGTACGTCGACGCGTGCCTATCGCACTGGTTTGCAGCGTGGAGCGCCGAAGTTGTCGCGAAGTTGCTGCCGTTTGGCTCGCTCACGTTCGATAGCGACATGATTGCAAGACCGTCGCTCGCCGAGCAAATGGCAGCGCTCCGCACTGGCGTTGAATCGGGAGTCATCACACGAAACGAAGCACGTGACTGGCTTGACCTTGCGCCACTGCCTGGCCTCGATGAACCAATCGTTGCGAAAAACATGGGTACTGGTGGCGGTACTACAAACCTCGGCAGCGATACAAGCGAGGAAGCAGGGAGCGTAGATGACTTCGCTTGAACGTCGCAGCATCACCGTTGCAGCGCCAGCAGGCCGCACGCTCGCAGGGCTTGCCATTCCGTACGGCAAATGGTCGCGTGAAATTAGCGAGCCGTTTGCGCCGCAATTCCGAGAGCGCATTTCGCGTGGCGCTTTCGGTGACATCGCCGGCGCAGACATCAAACTGCTGTTCAACCACGACGCAAGCGCGTTGCTTGCTCGCACGCGCAGCGGCACGCTGTCGCTTGCCGATACTGCGCAGGGCTTGCGGTTTACGGCCGAGCTCGCCGATACAAGCATCGGCCGCGATGTTCGCGCACTGCTTGAGCGTGGCGACCTCAGCGGCGAGATGTCGTTTGGTTTCTACGTCGACCGCGACGAATGGAACGCACGGCGCACGGAACGCACGGTTACTGCTGCTCGACTGGTGGAGTTGAGCGTTGTTGTTGATGCTGCCTACGGAGATAAGACCAATTCGAGCTTGCGTGACGTTCACGCGGCCGCTGTCGAGGCCGCGCGTTTGCGGCTCGAAATTCACAAGCACAGAATGGAAGGTTGCAATGTCTGACGAGTTGAACAATCTTGAGAACGTCGTTCACGAGTACCGCAAGACGCTTGACCGCTACAGCGCTCGCACTGGTGCACCAACGCATCATGTAGAGATTCGCGGTAGCGGCGAGGAGCGCGAGAAGATCGCACGCATCGACGCTGACCTCGACATGGTCGAGCGTTCAGCGCAGGATCGCGCAGCACTTCGCGCTGCAAATGATCGCATCAAAGCGCTTGAAGAAGAACGCTCACAGCCACAGTTCCGTGCAGCGCTTCCTGCGAAGCGCGAAGCGGGCCACGATTTGGCGTCCCCCGAGTACGCGCTTCGCTGGCTCAACGCCGTTGCGCGTGGCGATCAAGCCGAAATGCGTGACATGTCAACTAGCACTAGCGGCGCCGGAATTCCAACCGACATGGAGCGACGCATTGTAGAAAAGATGTACCAAGCGAACGTGCTGCGCTCAATTTCGCCGGTCAGCAGCATCGACTCCAAGCGCACCATCACGGTCGAAGGTACGCTGCCAACGTCAAATCTCGTTGCCGAGTCGGTCACAGGAACTCCAGGAACGATTACGGCGAGCGACGCAGCGTTTGGTACTGCGATTTCGGTGGTGCCCTACAAGTACGTATGCGCGACGAAAATGAGTCAGGAATTTATCGAAGACGCAATCGGTCAAGGCGGAATCGGAAGTGGACTTGATTGGGTCGCTTCGAGAATCGGCCTTTCGCTGGCGCTGAAGATGGAGGAGGCGTACACCACTGGCACGAACAGCTCGCAGCCTGAAGGCATCGCAGGCAGCAGCGCGAACACCAAGTTGGTATCGGCTTCGCAAGTGACTGACCTCAGCGGTGGTGCAATCACCACCATTAGCGCCGACAACGTGATTGATACTGTGCATCTCGTAAAGCCGCAGTACCGAAACTCGCCGCGTTTCCGTTGGCTTGTCTCGGATACGTTCGTTCGCGTTGCGCGCAAGTTGAAGAATTCCGTCGCTACACAAGGCGCTCAAGAATACATTTGGACGCAGGCGCCGGCCAACTCGCAGACGATGGTCGGCGGCGCGCCTGGCCTTCTGTACGGCGTGCCGTACTCGGTCGGCCAGTACGTTCCAACCGCAACTGCCAACAACAACGTCTTTGCTGTGGTCGGCGACTTCAATTACTTCGAGATCTTCGACCGAACCGGAATGACTTCGCTCATTGATCCGTATAGCGCGGCATCTACTCACCAAGTGACGCTTTATACCTACGCTCGCACTGACTCCAAAATCATGCTTGCGGAAGCGTTCGCCGCGATCACCTGCTGATCTTTTCTTACCCTGGCGGCTGTGCGGGAAACCGCGCAGCTGCTTTTATGGCTGCGACACCGATACCGATTGACGTTCTCAAGACACGGTTGCGCATCGACGTTACCGCTGACGATGTCATTCTTACAACGCTTTGCATTGCGGCAGGCGAAATGTTGGAGCGCGAGCTAGGCATCGGTCTTGCAAGCGAAACGCGTACCGCGAAGCTTGACAAGTGGCGGCGCTTCGTGCTGCCGATTCAACCAGCAACGTCGGTTACGTCGGTTACCTACTACAACGGCAGCAATACGCTCACGACGATGCCAACGGCAGATTGGTACGTTGACAACACCGACAGTTTGATTGTGTTGAACTTCAAAGAACGGCCAGAAATCTACGATGGCACGTTTCCGACAGTGACGTACACAGCCGGATACACGCAAGTACCTCACGCTCTGCAACAGGCGATTGTTGCGTTGGTCGGTGCGTGGTACGCCAATCCTGACGCAACATCGGTGGCTTCTCTTGCTGATGTTCCGTTGTCGTTGAAGTTCATCATGCAGGCGTACAGCGCTCGCGGGGCACTGCGATGATCGGCAGCGGTCGGCTTCGCTTTCCTGCAATCGTCTTGCAACCGAGCATCAACGAAGATGACTTGGGAATGCGCACCGGCGCATTTATTGACATAAACAAGACGAGAAATGGCAACCCGTCATTGTGGGTTGACTTGCGAACCGACAGCGCCAACGAGCAGCAATACGCTGACGGCGTCGCTGTAGTGCGCCGTGCGGAAAT